CGCTGCATACGGCGGTGGGTGGCTGAGAGCGGTGGTGACGAGCTCAAGGCTGCCCGTGCCGAGCATGTGCGTATCAACGGACCCAAGGCGCTCCACACCGAGCGCGACCACTGCCCTGCCGATCGTGAGCGCAGACGGCGGTATGTCATGGGCCAGACTTTGACCAGGAGGGGGAAATGAGCCTCACACCGAAGCAGGAGGCGTTTGTCCGCGAATACCTCCTCGATCTCAATGCTACGCAGGCAGCAATACGGGCGGGCTACAGCGCGAGGACGGCGAAGCAGCAAGGTGCGAGGTTGTTGACGAATGTTGACGTCTCAGCGGCGCTCGTGGCGGCGAAACAGGAACGGTCACAGAAGACTCAGATCGATGCTGACTGGCTTCTTACCCGTCTGGCTGAAGAAAGCACAGCAGACGTTGCCGAGCTCTACAACGAAGACGGCACGCTCAAGGCGGTGAAGGACTGGCCGCTGATCTGGCGTCAGGGTCTCGTTGCCGGTCTGGATGTCGAGGAGATCAGGGAGCAAGGTGCAGTTGTCGGCGTGATCCGCAAGATCAAGCTCAGCGACCGCATCAAGCGCCTTGAACTGATCGGCCGCCACATCGATGTCGGTGCGTTCAAGGACAAGGTCGAGCACAGCGGCAAGGTTGAGGTTGAGAGCCTGACCGACGATGCCCTTGAAGCCAAGATCGCGGCATATCTGGGCAGCAATGCGGCCTGATCCCGAACTTCTGGCGCTGCTCAAGGAGAAGGACCGCAGGAGACAACTCAGCGGCCAGCATACGGCACTGTTTACGCGGACCGAGAAGCAGGAGGATCAGGCCGCGCTTGTCTATGGCCCGGCCCGTCACGGTCTGGCCTATGGCGGTTCCCGATCGGGCAAGACGTTCGGGTTCTGCGAACTCATTGCCGAGCGTGCATTGCTGGCACCGGGAAGCCGTCACCTAATTGCCCGTCTGCACAACATCGATGTCAGGCAGTCGGTGATGCTCGACACCTGGCCGAAGATGATGGGCCTTGCCTTCCCCGACGTGCCTTACGAGGTGAACAAGTCGGACCAATACGCGAAGTTACCAGACGGTGCTGAAGTTTGGTTCGGTGGACTCGATGACAAGGAGCGCGTCGACAAGATCCTCGGTAAGGAATACGCGACGATCTACGTCAACGAGAGCAGCCAGGTCGCGTATGAGACCGTGCTGACACTGCGCACCCGTCTGGCGCAGTCATCATTCCTGCGAAGTGGCGAGAGGCTGCCGCTCAAGGGGCTCTACGATCTCAACCCCACTGGGCGTGGGCATTGGACATATCGCGAGTTCGTGGAGCAAGTCCGTCCTGAGAACGGCATGCCGATCGAGCCCGGCAGTCGTGCTTGGGTCGCGATGAACCCTGCAGACAACCCACACCTTCCGCCAGAATACCACGCCGAACTAGATGGCTTGCCCGATAAGCAGCGGCAACGATTCCGCGACGGCAAGTATCTCAGTGAGGTACCGGGCGCGCTGTGGTCAGCTTCTGATCGTACTGCCGAAGATGGCACCCTGATGCCGGGCATCGATACGCTGCGCAGGCACACCCACCCGCCCCTGAAGCGCGTCGTCATCGGCGTCGACCCATCCGGCTCCGATGGCACCGGCGGCGACTGTCAGGGCATCGTGGCTGTCGGGCTCGGAGAGGATGGGCATGGTTATGTCTTGGCCGACAAGTCCTGCCGCCTCAGTCCCGAAGGCTGGGCGCGGGTGGTCGCCGATCTGGCACGCACTCTCAAGGCCGACCGCATCGTTGCCGAGAAGAATTTCGGCGGCGCCATGGTCGAGAGCATCTTGCGCAGTGCTGATACCAGGCTACCGATCCGCATGGTCACAGCATCGCGTGGCAAGGTCGCCCGTGCTGAACCAGTCGCAGCGCTATACGAGCGCGGGCATGTGCACCACGTCGGCCACTTTTCGGAACTCGAAGAGCAGCTGACCATGACGACGACGTCAGGGTTTCAGGGCGGTGGATCGCCGGACCGGCTCGACGCATTAGTTTGGGCGCTGTCGGACCTGATGCTGAGTGGTGCTGGGATCTATAACTTAGCGGCGCTGACGTGATCGCTTTTGTTCGTCATCTTGTAGCAAACGCCCGCTAAAGACGTCGCGTTTCACCGTTGCGGATGCAAGTCGTCGGATTGCGACTCCACAAATGGACAAAATGCGGCCACGGTGAATGCCATGCCTCAATTATCCGTCGTTCGAAAAGCAATTACTTGGATTGCCTTAGGTCTGTTTGGGGCGGTAGCGTTCGGAACCATCAGCGAATGGTTTATCCATGTCGCTGAGGACAAGGGTTGGTACGAGAACGCTGGCAAGAACTGGGATCGGCTCATGAACGAGCTGATCATTTTGCTAACCTCGCCTTCATTAACCTATCTCACGGTAGGCGTCGTTTGCTTCGCAGCTGGCATGTGGATTGATTATCTTCTCTATCGAAGGGAACGCGCGCCTATTGAGGAGGCGATGGCACAAGCTTCTATCGATCGTCAAAAGCTTGCTCGTGACGCGATGAAGGTCGGCAAGGCTGTGCTTGCGCATGCCGCCGAAGGCGACGCTAGGCAGCGTGTTGCATTTGAAGCAGACAGCAACGCAAAGAGAGGCGGCGGTTTCTCACGCGATCAATCGGCACGAGAAGAAGAGATCACGATTGGTGGTTACGCAAAGCAGTTCCATGGAGAGGTTTGGAGGATTATCGACGCAGCAAGTCGCGTGATCAATTTGGATGGTTCCGCCGTATGGCGAATTTCTCATAACGTCTCTAGTTCCCACCAGCTTCATACGATTGGGCAATTATTAATTTCGATATCAAACCACCTCAAGTTCCCAGGCAACCCGATACTGCCTGATACGCGCGAAATAGAGCGGCAACAGCAGATCATAGCGCAGGCTGCTGCACCACAATTGCAGCGAGGCGATGGACCAGGAACGCCACAGTAAATCTACGTCTGTTGATCTTTTTCCTGATATTCGGTCCGCAGTCCGTGCGCCTGCCCCCTGACGGCGGTAACCCCACCCCATCCCCAGACCTACGCCCTCCACCATGGGTAACGTTCTCCAATTCGTTGACGGCCTCAGGAACGCCCTGACCGGCCAAGGCACGTCGCGCGATGCCAGAACTGCATCAGCGTACTACGCCACCCGCGCCCTCACCCAGACCGAGATCCAAGCCGCCTATTCCGGCTCCGGCCTGCTCAAGAAGATTATCCAGATCCCACCGCTCGACATGGTGCGGGAATGGCGTGAATGGTCGGGGCTCGATGATGACCAGGCGGCGGCGATCTGGGACGAGGAGAAGCGCCTCGGACTGCGCGAGAAAGCTCAGCTTGCCGAAACACTGCGCGGGCTCGGTGGCGGTGCTTTCGTTCTCGGCCTGCCCGGCGAACCTGCCACGCCAGCGCCAAAGGTGGTCGGTAAGCTAGGCCTCTCCTACATCAACGTCGTTTCCCGCTGGCACCTCAGCTTCACCCAATTGCAGGACGACGCACGCCTGCCCGGATACGGTGAGCCGGTGATGTGGCAGATGCAGACCGCAGCGGGTCAGCAGAACATCCATCCCTCGCGCATCATCACCTTTCGTGCCGACACCAGCGCCTCACTGATCGCGGCGCAGGTCGATGCCGCCGATGCCTATTGGGGCGAAAGCCGTCTGCAGCAGGTCCTCGATGCGGTGAAGGACAGCGACACTGCCCGCGCATCATTCGCCGCCCTGCTACACAAGGCGCGCCTGACCCGCATCGGCATCCCGAACCTGTCAGAGATCTGCGCAACCTCCGAAGGCGAGGCTCAGATCGGCAAACGCCTCGGCATGATTGCGCTAGCCGAAAGCATGTACAACGCGGCGGTCTATGACAGCGGCAACGGCGCCGATGGTCCTGCCGAGAAGATCGACGACGTCACCTATAGCTTCGCTGGGGCCAAGGACGTCATCAATGCCTACGGCGAGTTCGTGGCAGCCATTGCGGACATTCCCGCCACTCGCCTGCTCGGCCGCGCGCCTGAGGGCATGAACTCATCGGGCGATTCCCAGCAGAAGGACTGGGCAAAGCTCGTCACGGCAAAGCAGACCCTTGAGCTTGGCCCCTGCCTCGATCGCGTCGACGTCTACCTGGTGCCCTCAGCACTCGGCAAGGTCGAGCCCAATGCGAGCTATGCCTTTGCCCCGCTCGACATCGAGTCTGACAAGGAGCGTGCCGACCGGTTCGCGAAGCAGATGGAAGCAGCTGAGAAGTTGCTCGGTCTCAACGCGATGCCGGAGCAGGCCTTCAACCGTGGCGTGCAGTCGCTCATGATTGCCGAGGGTTACCTGCCGGAGCTTGAAGCGGCTCTGTCCGCAATTCCAGATGATGAGCGCTTCGGCATCGTTGCCGATCCATCGCTCGGCGATCCATCACAGGGAGGAGGTGATCCGACGTCTACCGGTGCAGGCGGATCGATTGGAAGCGCTCCGCCTGTCCGTGTTGCTGCGAATGACGCGACGCCTCGCCCGCTCTACGTCTACCGGAAGCTGCTGAATGCCGGTGAGCTGATCGACTGGGCGCACGGTGTCGGGGTCAAAGCGACGATGCCCGCCGACCAGCTCCACGTCACTGTGCTCTATTCCAAGCAGCCTGTCGATCCTATGCAGATGGGCGAAGGCTGGTCGAGCGATCCTGACGGTGGTCTGGTCATCAAGGCTGGCGGCCCCCGCGCGCTTGAACGCTTCGGCGACGGCGCGCTTGTACTGCAGTTCGCGTCCTGGTCGTTGCAGTCCCGTCATAACGACATGGTTCAGGCCGGTGCTTCGCATGACTGGCCGGAGTATCTGCCACACGTGACTATCAGCTACGAGGCTGGCGACATCGATCTCGAAACGATCAAGCCATACGCTGGCGAACTGCGGTTCGGGCCGGAGATCTTCGAGCCGCTTGATCCGGATTGGAAGGCGAAGGTCACGGAGGCCTAAGTGCGCTACGACCTCCGCGCCATGTGGGCAACGAAGCGCCCCCGCAAGCGCACGATCGCGCTCAACAAGGTAAGCCTCCCCGCCACGCTCGCCTCTGACCTATACGCCTCGGTCTACGCCCTCGTAATCCGTGAATGGGAGCAAGGCCTTGCCCCGATCATCGCCGAGTATGAACGCAGTCACAGCCAGTTGACCACCGACGCCGCGCCCGAACTGTCCGGTGTCGTGCTGTCGGTCGAGGCTGGCGTCTCGCAACTCATGGTCACGCTGCGGCTGAGGCTCGAACGGTGGGCCGCACGTGTAGAGGCAGCACAGCGCGCTAAGTGGGCTGCATCTGTCCGCCGCGCTACCGGGCTTGATATCTCAATGATGGTCGGCCCCGCTGATATGCGGCTTCCCCTCGCCACGGTGATCGAGAACAACGTCGGTTTAGTGCGGTCCGTGTCGGACCAAACCCGCGATCGTATCACAGGCTCGGTCATGCGCGGCCTCTCCGAAAAAAAAGTGCCGCGCGAGGTGGCTAAGGAAATCCGCGAGGCTGTCGGCATGGGGCGCCGTCGCGCGCTCAACATTGCGTCGGACCAGCTGTCAAAGGCAT